AGTGACCATCTCATTAAATATCGAAGCTTTATTCAGGAAGGTGGGAAGAGAGTGTGGCTTGGTTGTTTCGACACCTTAGAAGAGGCAATCGCCGTCAGAAAGGAAGCGGAAAAACGCTTCGGGTATCATGAAAACCACGGTCGATAAGACCAAACATCGTTAACCAAGGTCGCCATCTGGCGGCCTTTTTTTATGGCTAAAAGAGGTCAAAGATGGCTAATTGCAGTAACTCAAATGAGCGGCTATTTGGAGCTGCCGTCGTGCTCGAAGTGGCTGATGGCTGCCCGGACGTCAAACCACTCGAAGGTGAGTGGATGGCGCTGGCCGCTGGTACGTCGAAAGGCTTCGACTTCAACCCTAACTCAGTAACTTCTGACGCAGATGATGGGGCAGGCTACGTAGAGACAATCATCACTAACAGCGACTTCACGATCAGCTTCGAGGGGGAGGTTCGTAAGAAGGATAAGCTCGACCAGTATGGCATTGGCAAATTCATTACCTACTTCGCTACAGAATTAAAAGCGAAACGTCAGCCTGGAATGTGGGTAAGAATGGATTACGGCCCGGTAGAGTTTGTTGGTTATATGAATATCAGTGCGCTCAGTTCAGACGGAGGCAGTAACGACATCGTCACGTTCTCTACTGAGTTCAAAGTCGGTGACGCAAGCACCATCGAAGTGAACGAACTGACTGCTGTAGCAGTGACTGGCGTAACGGTAACTCCGGCAACCAGCACCGGCACAGCAGGCGGCACCAGCACCTTCACGGTGAACATCGCACCAATCGGCGCTACAAACAAAGATTTCACTGTAGCGACTACCGATGCGACCAAAGCAACGGCTACCGCCTCCGGAAACACCGTTACCGTGACGCGCGTCGCCACCGGCAGCGCGCAGATAATCATCAACACCGAAGACGGCAACTTTGTGGCCGTGCATACGGTTACCGTTACCTAACGGACATTCCAAAGGGCGGCGTGCTGCCCTTGATAATGACCGTTTACTGGAAGGCCTATGACTGCTTTAACCGATATTGGCGAACTGTCTATCAGCGACAGCTGCGAAGGCGGGAAAGATTACCTGTTGCGACCTTCATTCGAGGCCATGACCAGGATCGGCACTCCGGAAGAGATTGTGCAGGCATACGCCACCATCCACGGCAATGATGTCGCTCATCTCATTGAGGTGTGCGCTGGCACGCTGGGGCGCTTTCCTGAATGGATGTCTCCTTCTTTCAGCCGCGCAGCCGAGAAGCTGTTATCGACGTGCATGCTTGTGCTACAGGCGTGCTGTGAGGACGACCTGACGCCAATGATCGGTGAATGGAAAGGGTGGCGGCATTGTGTCGTCTACCGCCCGGGCCAGATGCCGAAGAACGACATCATCGTGCTGGCGCAGCACCTCATGCAGCACGGGGTCGTCGGTAAAGCCAAAGTCCGCCAGTTGCAGCGCCACGAAACTGGTGAACGAACTACAGAATTTAAGGCCTTCGACTACATCAGCGCTGCACGTAGCCACTTCGGCATGAATCGCGCCGAAGCCTCTCAGTTAACAATGACCGAATTTCAGATGCTGCTGGCGGCGAAATACCCGGACCAGAAAGGTTTTACGAGAGAAGAGTACGACGCCGTAGCAGATGCTTATCTTGCCCGAAGAGCAAAAAGGGCAAGACAAGAATGGCGGCATATAGATCAAAACTTATAAACGTTTAAATGGTGGCCTGCTTGGTAGGTTGTCTCCAAAGGAGCCCATTATCTGCTCTCTATCATGTAAAGCGGTAAGCTCATTATCAATAGCGAGGATCAGGTCATGAGCAATCTGGTAATCAACATCATTTGGATCAACATCTTTGAATATCTTATCTTGAGCTGAAAAGTCCTCAATTAATTGATCGTATGCAGGGTGGGAATATGGAATTTTCTTCCCAGCATTTTTCTTGATTCCATGTTCGATTTTCTTTAATTCGGCAATAAGTTTCGTTTGCATTTTAGTCATCCATTCGAGAGCAGGTCCGCGAAATCAATGCGGTGGCTATTCAAATATCATTGAAAATTATGGATAAAACAATATCTAAGTAACGAATATCTATCTGGAGAAACCGATGGCAGGTGAGAAGAACGCCGGTAGCATCGTTTATGAAATCAGCGCCGACGTTGAGCCGCTGCTGCAGGGCGGGAAACAGGCCATTGATGCTCTGGATAAACTGGATGCTGCAGCCCAGCAGTCCGGAAAGGGAATGGATAACCTCGATCAGAGCGCATCCCAAACCGGGTCCGCGTTTACTGAACTGGCCGGGTATGCCAACTCGATGGATAACCAGCTGCGCAAGCTGAATACCAACGTGAGCGGCATCGCCCGCGCTATGGAAGAGGCCCGCAGCGGGACCGGCGGCGCTAACAGTGAGTTTAATCGCGCGGAATCAATCATCGAGGCGCTGGGTAACCAGCTGGCTGTGCTGGATGAAGCGCAGGAGAACGGCGCGCGCAGTGCGGCTGTTCTTGCTGCACAGCTCCGCGCCGGGTCGAAAGCGACAGACGAAGAGAAGCAGAAGATCGGCGAGTTGACCGGGCGGCTCTTCGACATGAAAGGTGCTGCTGATACTTCGATGGGCAGCAATAAAGGCTGGAAGTCCAGCATGCAGCAGGCCGGTTACCAGGTGCAGGACTTTATCGTACAAGTCCAGGGCGGTCAGTCAGCATTGGTAGCATTCGCCCAGCAGGGCTCGCAGCTCGCTGGCGCGTTTGGTCCAGGCGGCGCGGTAGTTGGCGCAGTGATCGCGCTGAGCTCTGTCATCGCTGGCGTGCTGATCACATCGCTTAATGGCGGAAAGAACGCCATGGACGCGCTGAAAGATGCAGCCGAAGCGATGGATAAGGTGATCACCATTTCCCAAAATGGCGTGGCCGCTCTCTCAGACAAATACGCATACCTGGCAAAGACAAATGCTGAAGTTGCTACTTTAATGCGCAATCAGGCGATGCTTGAATATAACCAGGCAATTGCCAAAATCCCGAAATCTATCAGTGATGCTACTGATTCTTTCATCTCATTTGGCGACAAAGCTCTTTCTGCATTGTCTGGTGGTTATGCTTCAGTAGAGGGCTTTAATGATCGGCTTGGTAGCCTCAATATCACTACCAACGATTACGCCCAGGCTCTTAAGCAGATAAGCGCCGCAGGAATGGAATGGAATGCCACCGGCTCTACTATCACAAACACCGTCGGGGCGCTGGCCTCCAAGCTTGGAATTAGCGACCAGGCAGCGTTTGATCTTGCTAAGGAGCTCTCGGATTTAAGCAAGAATCCATCACCTCAGGCTCTTCAAGATCTGGCAACTAAATTGCAGGGCATGACGTCTTCGACAAAGGACGGCCAAAAAGCAATAACTGAACTACTTGGGCCAATAATTCAGTTAGCCGGTGTTGCTGCTGATGCTGCTTATAGAGTGGACAGGCTTAAAGAGTCGACAGATAACCTCACTGCAGGACAGAAAAACCTTATCCAGCAGTCCGAGCGCAACCTGGCACTATCGAAGCTCCAGGGGGAGGCTCGCGCCCGACTGCAGGCGCAATACGCCGCCGAAGATGCCGGGTTTGCTAAGGATGATCCGCACGCTAAGCAGATGGAAGATGATGCTGCTGCCACTTACAAAAATACAGAGGCGCAGAAGGCCCTCAAATCCGAACAGAAGAAAGGAGCGTCTCAGGCGGAGTCTATCGCTCAGAAGCTGGCTAATCTCAAGCAGCAATCGGAGCTTGCCGCTGACTCAACAAATAAGCTGAGTCGCGAGCAGGCGATTCTGAATGCGCAGCAGTCTCTCGGAAAAGGAGCCACAAAAGAACAGCTCGCGCTGGCGGGTCAGTACGCGGCGGCAAAATGGGATACGGCCAATGCGCTCAAAGCACAGGCCGCAGCCGAGAAGCTCCTGCCAGAAGCGCGTGAAAACGCAAGCTATAAGCAGGATGTTCAGGATCTGAATACCGCTCTGGCTGCTAAGAAAATCAGTCAGGAGCAGTTCAATCAGACATCTGAGAGACTGGAGGCAACTCACCAGGCAAACCTCGCAAAAATCCGCGCGCAGCAGGCGGTGACGCCACAGCAAGAGGCAGTTGCACAGGTTGATCCAGTGCAGCAATTAGCTAATCAGCATGCACAGCAACTGGCCCTTATCCAACAGTTCGAGCAGCAGGGGTTATTAGCTCACCAGAATGCATTAGCCCTTAAAAATGCTGCCGATACGCAGTATGAGCAGCAAAGAACCGCTGCACAATGGGAGCTTCTTAGCCAGCAGAGTCTGGGGTACAGCATGCTGACAAGTGCAGTAGATGCGTTTTCAGGCAATGCATCCAATGCGTTAACCGGGCTGATCACCGGAACGATGTCAGCGCAGGATGCTATGCGTTCGCTCGGGAATACGATGCTGAACAGCGTGGTAAATGCGCTAGTCCAGGTTGGAGTTGAGGCCCTCAAAAACTTCATTATAGGGCAGACATTGGGCGCAGCGGCTACTGCTGCTGGAGCATCTCAGGCTGCAATCTTGGCTACAGCTTGGGCTCCTGCCGCCGCCATGGCGAGTCTCGCTTCATTTGGGGCAAACTCAGTCCCTGCCATGACAGGAATTGCTTCAACGGTAGGCCTGGCACAGGGCCTTGCTTTAACCGGTATGCGTTACAATGGCGGCCCGGTGAATGCAGGAGGTCTTTATCAGGTCGGTGAGCGAGGGAAGCCGGAGATTTACCAGGCCAGTACCGGTAAGCAGTACATGATACCGGGCGACAACGGCAGGGTGATCAGCAATAAGGACATGACTTCGGGTGGAGGCGGCGGTGCTCCGATTCTCAACATCTACAACTACTCATCCGCGTCTGTTGATGCTCAGGCTACGCAGAACGGCGATGGTTCATGGACGCTTGAAGCTTTTATAGCTGACATGAATAACGGTGGCCCAGCAAGCAACGCCATAACCAGCAACATGAACGTTAAACGCACGCCAAGAGGGCAGGGCTGATGCCAATTATCGACTATCCCGACTGGCTGCCGCTGGCGCAGAAGGCCAGCAAAAACATGACGCTCGATACCGGGTTCCAGACCGATCAGCCAGCGGTCGGCCCGGCTATATTCCAGAACCTTACCGACGACGTGAAAGTGACCTGGTCACTGACGTGGATCTTCACTCTGGCTGAGGAACGAGCATTCCAGCAGTGGTTACGCAGCCCAAACTATCTCAACCGGGGCCTGAACTGGTTCCGGATGAATATCAATCTTGGCGGTAGCGGCCTGCAACTCCAGGAGCTTCATTTCATCCAGATGCCGGTGCAAACCAGTATCGACGGCGGAGTGGTGACCTGGACGGGAACGGTTATTGCCAACCACCTGTACAACGCTGACGACGAGTTTGACGACGTAATTGTTGAGCTGCCGCCGCCGTGGCCTTCAGTGCTTGATATCGTGGTGACTGGCTATCCGGACGGACGCGATCCAGAAAGTCTTCCGAGGGTTCCCTGATGCCTTCATATCGTGAATATAATCAGAAGCGCCCGATTAGCGGCTGTTACAACACCATCACGTTCTATCACCCCTCCTTTGGTTACGTCCGCCTCGTCGACAAACAGTTCTTCCCGAAGACGCTTGGCGGCCAGACGTACACGCCTGCGCGGTTTGAAATCGAAGAGAGCCAGCAGAGCGGAACTCCGGTAATCGACGCAACGGTGAAGCTTGGGCGACTGTCTTCAGATATCAAAACGCTGATGAAGAAGTGGAGTGGTGTTTCCAGGCTGTCGCCTATCACGGCAACTCGTCAGGTTTTCGATAGGGTTGATACCTCTACGCCAATGAAGAATTGGACATTATTTGTAAAAACTGTCGATGTTGTTTCAGATAACGCATCAGTTACTTTATCAATGACAAACCCGCTAAATAACAACATTGGCCAACCATATGATCCAGTCGAATACACGGGACTTCAGTACCTCTGATTTTATCAGCCGGATGATCGGCGTGCCGTGGTCTAACCGCGCCTGCTCATTCGAAAAGACTGATTGCTGGGGTCTGGTGGTGCTGTATTACCGACACGTTCTCGGCATTGAGCTGCACCAGACGCCGGGTTACGAAGCCGGGGAAGATTTCTTCACTTGCTATCTGGGAGACGTCGTTTTCTGGCGCAAGGTCCATAAACCGGTCGAGGGCGGGATATTCGTCGGGTACCGCGGCGCGCAACCGGCACACGTTGGCATGGTACTGAACCGGCAGGCGCTGCACTCGCGCGGCGAGAACGGAAGCGTACGCATGGATTCGTTGCTGGTCATTCAGCGGGCATTCACCAAAGTGGAGTTTTTCGAATATGGCGCTGGTTGAGATATCGAATTTTCCAGGAACGCCTAAGCTGCGTTGCAGGGTGCCAAACGGCACCCTTTTTTATGACTGGCTGGCGGCCAATGACGCTACTTTTCACCGCGATCTGCTGATCGTCCGCAATGGTGTGAAGCTGGGCGACGACGATGAGCTGGCGTTTGAACTGAGCGAGCTGGACCATATCCAGATTTTCGACCAGCCAAAGGGCATTGTCGGCGACATCCTGAGCCCGATATTCAAAGTGGTTGGCCAGGTCTTTTCGTTCCTGGCACCGAAACCGGCTATCGCGAACAGCGGCGGTAATACCGTCGACTCACCCAACAATAGCCTGACCGGTCAGACAAATATCGCGCGAGTTTACAAGGCCAAGCCGGACATCTACGGGCAGATTCGCTCTTTCCCTGACCTGATTCAGGAATCTGTATTCGAATACGTTCACCAGACGTCTACGGACGGCGGCCTGAAGTACGTAACCGAGTGGATGTGCATCGGGATCGGCAAATACGATTACGAGTCTGTTCGCTACTCAGAATCGAGCCTTGGCTCTTTGGCCGGTGCTGAATTTCAGTTCTTCCAGCCTGGTGAGGTCATCCCGCAGATCGTCGAAGGCTACGGATTTGATGACGTCGACGGGCAGGAGGTGCCTGGGCAGAACGAAGCCAGTGACTTCCCGATCGAAACAGCGACTGCAAACACTGTAGTCAGCGGCACGTATTCCGGCGGCCAGATAGCGATGAAAATCGTGAAGCAGGCCGAGTTCGATTACTTTATGGGCCTGGTGCTGCCGCACGCGGTGACTTTCACCATCAATGTCACGTACAGCACTGCATCAGGCAACGTTACTACTGACGCTACCTTCTCCGGCACGCTGATCTCCGCCGTTGAAACAAACGACGGTGCGGTTGTTAACCCGGTGCGCTGGTACACGTTTACGATGAACCAGCTCGAGGGTCCGCAGGACATCCCGGCGAACGCCACCATCAACACCACTAAGTTCATCCTCAACGATAACGAGGCGCTGGTGGTCGGCCCGTTCTTCTCCCCGGTCGAGTCAACGCAACTGTGGCTGCATACTCAATCAAGTCTGGGCGGGAAGAAAGAGACCAACTGGAAGGTTGTCATCTGGAAAATTGACGATGACTACAACCAGGTCCCGGGAACGCAGCAGACGTTCACGTACCGGCAGACGACACCTCACCAGTCGACGAGTGAAGTGTTCTATCGCACCGACAAAATCACACCGACCGGCGGCTTCGGGAAGTATGCGGTCAGTTTTCAGCGAACGGATAACTCTGGTGATGCTTCCCTGCTGAAGGTCGAAGAGATCCACAGCATCAACATCCGTACGAATGTCGTTCACCCGACCGACACGCTGGTACGAGTGAAGGTGAGGGCGACTGAGAACGCATTGGGGAGCCGCGAGCGCAAATACAACGCGCTGGTGACCCGCCATACCATCACGTACGACCTGGACGCGCAGACGGTTGACTATACGCTGAGGCCATCGCGGTCGTTCGCAGATGCGGTGGCGCATACCTGGTTGATTATGGGCGAACAGCCGGTAAGCAGCATTGACCTGTACGGGCTGTACTCTATCGCAGAAAGTCTGCCTGACGAGCGTCTGGGCTACTTCGATTACACATTTGACGACGAGAACGACTCACTTGGCGACCGCGTGCAGGCGATCTGTAATGCGGCGTCGGTGGTGGCGTACTGGGATGACGGCGTGCTGACGTTTACCCGCGATCAGAAGGTTGATTACCCGGCGGCCGTATTCAACCGGGCCAACATGAAAACTGACGAGTACAAAATGACATACGAGGCCACGCTTCCTGGCGGCTACGACGGCGTACAGGTGTCCTACGTCCACCCTACCACGAACAATAAGACGTACATCAACTACCGCGTGCTGAACGGCGCTATCGTCGAGCAGGAAGCGGAGAACCCGAATAAGCTTGAGATTGTCGGCTTTCGTAACGAGTACCAGGCGCGGGAGCGCGCGCTGCGCGAAACGAAACGCCTGATCTACTCCCGGGTGAAGATGAACGCCAAAGTGTTTGAGGACGGGATAATTCAGGTCGGCAGCGTCATTCAGATGCCTGATATCTACGACAGTAACCAGCAGCAGGGTTACATCACCGGCCGCGCCGGGAATGACTTCGATACCAGCGAGCCGATCACCTTCACAGGTTCGATGTATGTGCTTGTTACCGATAGTCTGGGTAACCCGACCCTGCGCTATCCGGCGACGGCCCGTAGCGACACGAAGTACGGCTTCACCGCGGCAATACCCGATATTCAGCTCAACATCTGGAACGGAGAGACTGTGCAGCTCCCGTCGCGCTATCTCATCGCGACAGTAGAGGAGCTGGACAGCCAACTATGGACGGTCAACAGCATCAAACCGAACACCGATAACACGGTATCTCTTACCGTCGCGGAATACAGCGACGCCATCTACCAATAAGAACCGTCCCCGACCAACCGAACCCGGCTATCGCGCCGGGTTTTTTAATGGAATCAATATGGCTACGCAACCAACTCAAGATGCAGTACCAAGTGAATCACCTCGCGACTTGAAATTTAACGCGGGGAAAATTGACGAATTCGTCACATCGATGGGGTGGACCTATATCGATCGCTTTGGTCAGAAGCACTACACCATTGAGGGCATCAACTATCTTTCCCAGCAGGCAATGGCCGCCTACGGTTACGTAATTCTTACAGGGAAAACTTTCACCACCGGCGCGACAATCAACAACCCGAATGAGGTGCTGCTGAACACCGCCGACGGCGAATATTACAAATGGACTGGTTCGTTTGCTTCCGGCCCGAAAGTTGTTCCGGCCAACTCAACCCCAGCCAGCACTGGTGGTATTGCGCCTGGGGCGTGGATTGGGGTGGGGGATGCGTCATTGCGGGCTGCGCTTGCATCGGTGAGTGGCGCTGGTCTGGTCGGGGTCTCGGTTGGCTCTGTCTATCCTGCTGGTACAGTCGGTTCTGCCATTCAATACCGCACCCCTCAGATGTATGGTATTGAACCAAGCACCACAAACATCATTGGCTCCGGTCTGGATGCTATGTTTGCCGCGGGCGGGGATATTCGTTTCGAGAAGCCGGGTACATATCTAACGGATCGTGCATGGATATTGCGCTCAGGTACTCGGCTTTGGATTGGTCCTGGGGTGACCATTCGCGCGGCCAGCACCTACAACGGCAACCTGCTCCGTAACTATGCGTACGAGACCGACGGTGGAGCCGGGACCGCCGATGATATCATTGAAATATGGGGTGCTGGCACTCTCGACTATGACGGGCTTGAGAAGCCATTCAGCGGACTTAACGCTATGGGGGCTATCTTCAAAAACGTAACGACGCTTCGCATCGGCGGAGGGCTCATGTTCCGTAACTCCCGTAAATACTGCTGGCTAATTTGTAAAGTTCAGAACCTGCACGCAGATGGCCTGCGCTTCAACACGATCTCCGATGGCATTCACCTTCAGCCGCCGATAGAAAACGCATGGATTAAGAATCTTAGCGGAGTAACCGGTGATGACTTCTGCGCCCTGACAGATGGTGATTACCCAAATTACGACATTGCTGAACCTGGAGACTTCGCCAACATCAATATAGAGGGTATCTACGTTCGCAACGTTAATAACGACGAAGGCACTCGTGCGACATCACTTGTGGCACTCGGCACCGCTGGTATGAACACTTTCCGCAGCATAAGTGTGTCTAAGCTCTACGGCCAATCCGGCAACTGCGTACTGTATGCTAAGGGTGATGCACAGAGCCGTGGGCGCATGAAAATAGAACGCCTCGCTATAAGCGATGTGTTTGCTACGCCAGGACCGGGTGCTCAGGCAATCGTAATCGACGGCCTCCACGGGCCGCAGCCAGCGGGCGTTACTTATGCCGTTGAAATTGACACCCTGAGCATTACAAACATAATGTCTCAGTCTGCCGCTAATCAGCCTCTTATTATGGTTACCGGTGACACTAACGCTCAGACCATCGTGCACTCGATGACTATAGACGGAACCCCGAGAACGGCGTACAGCATAGTTAACCTCGGGGCAAATGCATCGCAGGTGACAGTGGGAAAACTGAATATTTCCAACTGCAACACTCTGTTTATTAAAGACCCTAACTCGGCGATAGTAAACACCCGTGGTTACATCGGTAGCCTGGTTATCAGTAACAGCAACTACCATTTCGACGACAGCACCTACGGTTACGCATATCGGGGCGTTGGGGTGGATGGACGTATTGACTCTATATTTATGTCTAACTGCCGTCAGGACGATGGGGTCAACGTAGTTTCAGTACAGCGACAGACGCAACAGGTGGCCGTGCACATTAGCAACACAGAAATGTTCGGCGTGCAGACTGGTGTTAACTTTATTAACGTATCCAGTGCGCGACTGTTCGTTGATAACTGCTGGTACCGTGGCGACTCCGGCTACACATTCATCGCGTCCAACGGCAGCAGCGTTATCCTTCGCGGTTCCGTAGAAACGGACGGGAATAACGCCGCCACCACGTCTAACGGGGGTACCATTACACTGGCGCGTGGCATGCAGGGGATTTCATGTGACGTATCTAAGATTACGTCTATGGATGGCGCAGGGTGCCACAACACAAACGGCAGTTTGTCATGCGGCTCGGGCCAGGTTGTGGTGCAAACTAAAGTATGGAAAAACCTTTTCTCAAGTGCAACTTACACTAGCAGTATTTGATAAAATCATGCGTGTGAACTGAAATTAATAAATAGGTTTCATTGAGTTAATATCTTTTGAAATAATATGCAAGCCCACTCAGGTGGGCTCCTCTGCAATACTTGCTATCACCCTCGCATCACCACACCCAAATTACCCCAGAGGTAATATCTCTCGGCAGGCCTATCTTTGACTACCGGCAGGCGATTTAATCACGTCTGCGGGTGCTCCTTAACAGTCAGGTTTATCTTTTTCATCATGCCGACTTAGAGAGTGGCGGTCTGTGTTTATCTCAACTTGCATGCCTGTGATTCGTCTTATTGCTGGAAGATTGATAGGCACTGATACAGCAGGATACGGGTGCAAAGGGGCGCGGGTGGTAGTCCATTCATCGGTTTTAGTGGTGGTGTGTCGGCCGTGAATACTGTTGCGAAAAGTGGAACTGGATATGGATCTGGTGGCGCGGGAGGCTATGCTGCACAAGTCGTTATTGGAAACGTAGCGCCAGGTGGCGGTGGTACAAGCGGGATTGTAATTGTCGAGGAATACGTATAATGAGCATCTACGCTGTAATCAAAGATGGCATCGTTGTTAACACTGTGGTGTGGGATGGGGTGGGCGATCTCTTTGATGCTTTTAAGACAAAGAATATAGATGGCCTAAATGCAGGTATTGGCTGGACATATGACGGAAAAGAGTTCGCTGCACCAGTTGAGCCACCATTACCAGAGCCAACCTACGATGAGCTAGTTAAGCAGGCTGAAATCGAAAAGAGTGGTTTGATTAGCCAGGCGAACGACTACATAGATAGCAAACAGTGGCCTTCAAAGTTGGCGCTGGGTCGCCTGAAAGATGACGAAAAAGCCTCATTTAATGAGTGGCTTGATTATCTTGATGCGCTCGAATCGGTAGACCCATCAAAAGCACCAGAAATAATCTGACCTAAAATATAAAGTAAGACATCAAGGGTAATTTACGCCCTTGATGTCTTCATGAACGTGTTAGCAGCTTAAACTATCCTAAGATCTTCATTTATTACAAACACGCCCACCGAGATAAATTAGTAAGTTTTTATCATTCTCGAATATGGAGTATTGAGGCATGGAGTAAATAAGGTTCATCTCACCATTGCAAGCCATTTTCTCTAAGTCATAGGAAATCTGCCTGTTCTTACCAGAGAATCTTATGTTCCTAATTCCATTGTTGATTAATGACTGACTTAATGTCATGTCATAGTAGTTGTTCTTTATGTGATCTAGTATTGGGAACGCTCTGTTTGAAGTTTTTGACGCCTCTGAATAGTCTGTTGCGCCGAATATATATGTATTTTTCTCCGATTTTAAAGATGATAGCTTTTCGCTTAAGGAAAATAATACATATGAATCGTAGCGCTGCTGATGATAAAGTGAAGATGCTGTGGCATAAATTACCGAAGTTGATGAGAATATCAGCGCGATAGATAAATATACTGCAATACGATTAAAGAAATCACTAAATATGGCGGGGATAGCAAGAGCCAGGAAAATTATAAACGCTATTGGAAACAAAACTCTCGTTGGATAGTACCCATTGCTAAGAATCAGGTTGACACCAGCAGAACAAATTAATATTACAACAGGAGCGAGCGCCATTAGGGAAAGGTTTAAAAATCTTGATTTCCCCGCGCCATCCTTAACTACTGCAATGATATGTTTTGCGTATACAATGATAAAAGCTAGCGTTGCTACCGCTATTAATATAGCAGCGACATGGCCATAAGATTGCAACGCTGTTGAAATAGAGGTATGGATTCCTGTGTAAATGTTACTTGCTAACCCAGTATTTAAGTCAGCCCTCTTTTCTGTGGACTTAATGGTGTTAATTACAACTACGAAATAATATAAAACGCAAGACGCTACGGTAAGGCCCGCAGATTTTATAATGTACTCTATATTTTTATTGTTGTCTTTTTTAGATTGAATAAATGTAGTTATTACCAATATAGGGAATATTGCAATTGCTGGCTGGTAAAAAGAAAGACATGCAACAAGGGATGCCAGCGCATAAATAGCCCTATTTTTGTTTAGTAAGTCCCATGCTAGAACAGGTAACAGCATGGACAATATCATTGATAATGAGTCAAACCTGAACAACATATTACCAAGCAATAGTGGATTTACTGCTACAGTTATGCATATTAGTGCATTCCCGATGGTGATTTTATGGAAAGTATTTTTAAGTAAAAGCACTGTTAAATATGATAGCGCAACAATGCTCAATAATTGAGGTAAAGGCGTAATGTCGGCAAGGCGGTCAGAACTGGTGCTCAAGAACATAGCAAGCCATTCAGTTAATGGTCTGCCTAATTCCATCCACCCAAAGTAGCCTTTGATTGACCTGGTGATATCATCAACCAGATAGAGCCTGTCATTGATCAGTGGGTAGTATCCGATCGATATTATTACAAGCGAGAATATCCATGCATTGAATAATGATAATTCTTTTTTGTGAAAGCTAACCATTTATTTTTTCCTTCAAAATATAACGAGGTCTATTTTTAACCTCAATATAAATCCTGCCGATGTACTCACCGAGAACTCCAATACCGATCAATTGCACACCGCCGAGGAATAAAATTGATACCAATATAGAAGGATAGCCTCTAACTGGGTTCCCGAATGCCATGGTGTCAATAATCATCCAAGCGCCGTACATAAAGGCCATTCCCGCAACGAGCAAACCGATATACGTCCACATGCGCAGTGGAAAAGTTGAGAAACTGGTGATGCCCTCTAATGCAAGATTCCACAGCTTCCATCCATTGAACTTAGAATCCCCGGCAACACGCTCTGCGCGGGCATACTCAACAACATCAGTGCGGCCACCAACCCAGCTCAAGACGCCTTTCATGAAAAGGTTGCGTTCTGGCATTAGCTTGATGTTTTCAACCACATCCCGGGACATCAGGCGGAAGTCGCCAACGTTTTCCTCGATCTGCGGATTGCTGATTTTGTTGTGCAGCTTATAGAACCACTCTGCGGTCTTGCGTTTGAGTCGTCCATCCGTAGAGCGGTCTGTTCTCTTAGCAAGAACCATATCCGCGCCGGCCTGCCATTTCTCTATCAGGTGCGGGATAACCTCAATTGGGTCCTGCAAATCAACATCTATCGGGATAATAGCTTCACCGCTTGCATGGTCCAGGCCTGCAAACAGTGCAGGTTCTTTACCGAAATTGCGGGTAAAGGAAAGAGGAATGACAAGCGGGTCGGCCACAGCGAGCGCATTTATGATTGATTCTGTCGCATCTTTACTGCCGTCGTTAATGAAGACTATTTCAACTTCATGCTGCAGAAGCCCTTCAAACTCCCGCACGGTTTTATAGAAGATTGGAATTGCTTCCTCTTCATTAAATACCGGAACGACCAGAGAAATTTTCATTTCGCATCCCTAAAGACAATGAATTTTGAGTAGATGAACCCGGCAACCAGGCTAAAGCCGGAAAATGCTAACAGGGTAACAACGGGAGGAGCGCCAACAGTATCAGCGAGGTAACCCGTCAGGCCTGCCATGATCCCCATGAATAATACGAACGCGAGATAGCGCCCGGAAGTGGCCTGCGATTTGAACGTCCATTTCGCGTTCGCGAAAAAACTAAACGTTACTGCAATGCAGAATGCCAGAACATTTGCAATCGCCTGGCTGATCCCAAAGAAATGAAGCAGAGCGCCAAAACACAGCCAGTGTAAGGCTGTGTTGAGCACGCCAACGGAAACGTATCTACTAAATAGCTTTAACATTATAAAAATCAGTCAATTCTGAAAGCCAAGAAGTTTAGCACTTGTTGTTAACCTTTTCGACCTCCTCTATATGGTCGGGATTCCGACCGACCTACGCGCTTACCCTCATGCCACGATACGATTTTCCCCACCGGGGGTGAGGCATGAGGATGAATAACGTTTCAGACGTGGCGGCGGGACTTTCCTACGGCACATCTATTGGCAGTTTTGGCTACTGGCTTTTGCAACTGCTCGATAAAGTCAGTCCCAGCCAGTGGGCTGCAATTGGCGTTCTCGCCAGTATTCTCTTTGGTCTGCTGACTTATCTGACAAACCTTTATTTCAAAATTAAAGACGATCGTCGCAAAGAGGCTCGGGACAATGGCTACCAGCAAGACTAAACTCAGCGCCGCTGTTCTGGGTCTGGTGCTTGCCGGCGCTCCGGCGTCGGTCATCCTCGATCAGTTCCTGAATGAAAAAGAAGGAAACAGCCTCACGGCGTACAAAGACGGCGGCGGGATCTGGACAATTTGCCGTGGTGCCACAACTGTGGATGGCAAACCGGTGGTGCAGGGCATGAAGCTGACGCAGACGAAATGCGACCGGGTAAACGCCATCGAGCGCGATAAGGCGCTGGCGTGGGTTGACCGGAATATAAAGGTGCCGCTGACCGAACCACAGAAAGCCGGTATTGCTTCGTTCTGCCCGTACAACATCGGCCCGGGTAAATGTTTCCCCTCGACGTTTTATAAGCGCATCAATGCTGGTGACCGCAAAGGTGCATGCGAAGCGATCCGCTGGTGGATTAAAGACGGCGGCCGCGATTGCAGACTGACCAAAGGCCAGAAGAACGGTTGCTATGGTCAGGTCGAGCGCCGGGATCAGGAAAGCGCACTGACGTGCTGGGGGATAGACCAGTGACCATTAAAGCAAAGCTGTTAGCGCTGGGCGTTCTGCTGGCGCTTTTCGCTGTTACCTTTTACGCGGGTTATCTGAAAGGCTGGTATGCGCACAGCGACAAGGTAAACAGCGAGCATGCAGCGAAAAACAAAAAAGCGGAGAAAGCCGTCGCCACTAGTGAGCAGAAAGCGGCAGCGGCCAGCGCAGAAGGAAAAGTGATTTACCGGACCATTTACCGAGACGTGGTGAAATATGTTAACGACCCGAATCATACTAAGTGCGATTTTGACGATCACGCTGTGCAGCTGCGGCAGCGAGCAATCGACGCGGCCAACAATATCCCAGGATTTGATGAGCCCGCCGTGCAAGGCAAGTGACGCCGGACGAGATAGCGATGAAGACCTGCAGGCAGATACTCAGACGACGGAATGTGTGCGCGAGCTGCGGACAAATATCTATCGCTGGCAGGCGTGGTACAGGGCTGCTGACTAGTGAATATCTATTCACTAACCATTCCGAAGATTGATTGCAAATAGGTTGTAAGTTCATGTATTTAAAGTGTTGTAGTTTTGCTCTATGTTCGGAAAAAATCTACAACCCATTGATTTTATGAGTTTTAACAACCAATTTAAAATCCCTCGGCGTTCGCGCTGTGTGGGTTCAAGTCCCACTCCGGCTACCATGGGAAAAGCAGAATAATCAAAGCAATAAGCAGTGTCGTGAAACCACCGAAAGGTGGTTTTTTTGTGCCTGCAATTCCCCCTTCCTGACAACAAATCTTATTTTTCGTGCCTGACCCATGCACAACCATAATTTTTCGATCATTATGCGTCGAGGGCGTTTCCTTATCGCGTAAATTCTTATATCTCCGTTTCATCGATTGCCCTGCGGCAGCTTCGCAGATAACTTCATTTGGATTTTCCTTAGAAAAAGTGGAAGAGCTTGCAAATGGGCTGGGCAAGGGTATCAACAAATGATCAAAACATTGTTCTCCGGCGACAAGCTCTCGAACGTACAGGATATGAACTACGGTTGACAAGAGGCATCTAAAACCGCAATGGCGCTGGATTTGACCACTGGGAGCATTACGGGATGGCAGATGTACCAGATAGCTAAAGAGAATTGATTATGTCACAAGAATTAGAATTTTCGCTTCATCCACCCGTTTGGCCTGCCATCGTCTATTTTGTTGTATCTGTTGCAATTTTTTTCTTGCTTTATCTCGGGAAACTAAAAGTTAACAGGCTGCATAAATACCCGCTATTTATCGCATATATGGTGTTTGTAATCGCTGTTGCAGCCGTTCAGATAAACATCTTTGCTAATGGCTACGAGTTTGTCCGCAGCTTTTTGCATATCGATTTTGACCCCTATCGATATGACTCGGTATATTGGGGATCATTGTTTTTCTCCATAATTTACTTGCTGGCGTTGCCCCGGAACAAGTTTTAGCATAATGAAATTTTCATTTAAGGGACGTTATGTCTTTACCGCCATTGTATGCACTGCGTGCGTTTGAAGTTGCTGCGCGGTTGAACTCCTTCAGTAAAGCCGCTGAAACGCTCAATATTACGCCGGGTGCGGTCAGCAGACATGTTCGTACCCTTGAACTGTGGTTCGACTGCGAGCTTTTCAAAAGGCAAGGTCCTCGCGTGGAGGTCACTGAAGCCGGGCGAGTGCTTGCCGGACAGCTGAACGAGAGCTTCACGAGCATTGAATGGGCCTGCCGGGCATTTCGCAGTGAAAACCACCTGCTGCGGTTAAAAGCACCCAGCACCCTGACCATGAGATGGCTTCTCGACGTGCTGCGATCTTTTCGCAACAACCATGCAAAACCACAGGTTGAGATTGCCAGCGTCTGGATGGACATTGATACCGTTGATTTCAATCTTGAGCCCTACGACTGCGCCATCCTTCTTGGTAATGGCCGTTTTGGTGACACAACGGAGAGTCAGCTGCTTTTTCATGAATGGCTTATCCCGGTTTGTACCCCATCACTTATCGAACCGGCCCGGCAACGGCTTCCGCAATGCGATTTGATCCATCCTTCACCGGACAGACGTGACTGGCGGCGCTGGCTGCGAAGAACAGGATTGTTCCCGGGGCTCGATATGAGCAGCGGTATGGTGTTCGATACCCTTGAACAGGGAAGTATTGCCGCGATGAACGGGCACGGCATCGCTATCGCCGACCTGCATCTCACGCTTGATGCCCTGAAAAGTGGCCTGCTGGGCCTGCCGTTCAGGGAAGCTATTGCGACGGGGGATGGCTACTACCTCGTCTGGCCAAAAAATTCACTCAAAAGAGAGAGCATTCAGCATCTTCTGGCCTGGCTGCAAAACCATACCCCGGTCGTTCCGGCGCTGGATATCGATTATCTGGAATACGATGACAGTCGGGTTTATTAA